ATATTTAATAACATTTCCTCTTAGATAACCTTCCATTTGTTCAGGAGTCATTACTGACTTCATATACTCTATTGGTTGGATATCTTTATCACTATAATGTGACTGTGTTTTTACATAATTAAACTGGTCTACATTAGGTTTTGATACACCAGCTTCTAATTTTTCTATGTAATTATCTACATCGGCTGCCATAAGTTAATTTCTCCTGTATGAAAATTATAATCTTCTGCACGTAGTATTCGTGCTAACCTAGCTTGAACAAGGGCATCTTTTTCACCAAGCCCTCTCTTTTCATATGTATCAACTACTGCACCCCACCATTTACTAGGTTCAAAATAGTTTAAAATTTTATGTGCTCTTTTTAAACCAATGCTAGGACACCCTGAATAATTATCTGCTGTATCTCCTGTCAATGTTTGTATCATATGATTAAAATTTGCTTCAGCAGTAGGTACATATCTCCTAGTTTTCTTTATAGGATTTATCCAACGACAGGGTACAGTGAAAAAATCTTTATCAATACTTACTACAACTTTTTGTACATCATCCTTAAGTGTAGCCTGTATACCAATAACATCATCCGCTTCTAGGGAAGGAAACTTTAAAACATTATAATTCTCTTGAAGATATTCTCTGGCTTTTTTTAATAAAACTGGTTTATGTACAGACTTTCTATTAGCTTTGTAGTCTGCAAATAAATTTTTTCTCCAATTTTTAGTATCATCCGATAATGCCATAACAATATTAGCTTCATTTATTAGTTCTTTCTTTTTAAAAGGTTTACCAATAATCAGGTCATCAACAACTGCTATCCAATCAGAGATAGTATTCTTAATTGCTGGTATTAATTTCTCAGGGTAAGGTTCACAACACATCTCACCACAACAATCATCTGTTTTAAAATCAACAGCAATCTCACTTGAAGCTGCTGCACGATAAGCAATAATATCCGCATCAATTAATATATCCATAGTAACCTCATTGGGCATCTAACAGCCCCTCTAAATTTGAAAACACAGTCCAATAAAATAACCACTCTTCATGTAAGCTTTCAAAATTTTTTATTTTTTTAACATCAGTTGTCCACCTACCCTTAACCCATAGTTCCATAAGTATCTCCAACCCATTTAGAAAATTTAATTAACTCTTCTGGAGTAGCGTTTGACTTCATGCCATTAGCTAACAAAGAAATTATTTGTACGTTACCGTCAACATAACCCATGTTTGGATTAATACGGTCAAATGACGGAGAATATTTTGACACTCCCCCAAAGTATTCTAAGGGAATATTAAAGACAGGACAAAATTTTGGGAACGTCACATCGCTAAAAGAAATAGTGAACTCTTCCTTCCTTTGTCTAGCCCTATTCTTCTTATAAAAAAAAATTAGACGTTGCCGTCTAATGAGTGGTTGCCCAAGTTTTGCCGATGCCATAATGTCCATCCATTTCACAACGTAAGTTGTAATGTTCCCCAGCTTTTTTAATAGCCTCAACTGCTGTCTTACCAACAATGTCAGCTATACCCGATTCACATTCTATCTGCCACTCGTCATGGACGTTAGCAACAAACTCATATTTATTTTTATATGGTAATAATAACTCATCTAAAATAACTAAAGCTTTTTTTGTAACGACTGCTCCAGCCCCTTGGACGAGTGAGTTAACGCAACTTGCAATTGATTTAGGATAGAGTCTACGTCTGTCAAGTCCATACAAGTATCCTCTTCGTTCAAAAACTTGTCGCACGTCTTTAACAAATTCTCCAAGTGCTGGAAGACTACGCTCCAACTTACGTCTCGACTCTCTACCCAATTTAACCAAACACTTGTCAGAGTATGAAGGACGTGAGTTCTCAGGAATGTCTTGGTACACAATGTCTCCGAGCTTGTGGTCTCCAGCCCCATATATCCAAGCGTAATACCACGTCTTAGCGTTAGCTCTTGAGTGCAATCCAATAGCTCTTTGGTTAACGCTATGAGCATCGTTGCCCTCTCCCTTTTTCCCACTAACGACAGTCCTACCATACTCACCTCCATCTATACGAGCAACCATGTGAGCAAACACCCTAAGTTCAAGGGCATCAACATCAACACCAACTAAAGAAAAACCCTCCGGCACAGTAAATAGAGAACGACACTCTGTACCGTATGGAGAATTGCTAGACACGACTTGACCCATGTTAGGGTTTTGATGTGTCATTCTCCCGGTAATTGTGCCACCTGTATTCACACTTCCATGTATACGTCCACTACGCTCATGTCTTAACCAAGCTTTATCTCCTTCAGCTAATTGAGCTATCCGTTTCTGAATAAGCATGTACTCAATCAACGTATCAAGGGGAGGCGGAGACTCCATATCTTGGTATAAGATTTTTAATTTACGTAGTACCTTCTCATCTACCTTTGGTTTGCCGGAGGGCGTAAACTCATCTGGTTTCCAATCATATAAGTTCATCAATCTGTTTGCTATATGGTCAGCAGAGTTTGGATTAAACTCTAATAACTTTTTCCTTTGAATAGGAACTCCTTTAATATAACCGAGCGTTTTATTATCTCTCTTAGGAGTAAACAATTTGCCCGGCTTATAGAAACTACCAAATATATCTGCTAGTTCTTTATATAATTTATCTCTCTTTTCTGAAAGAACCCCATATAATTTGTTAGCAGCATCAACATCAAACATAAACCCATGTTGAATTTGTCTATTAACTATCTTAGCAACACTATGTTCTAAGTCTAAACACTGTTGCGAATAGTTATGCTTATCAAGTTTATTAAATAAAGCTAATGTAACTTCACAATCTCTAATACAATACTCTTCCATTTCTTTTGACCACTCAGCCCAAGGGTCTAACTCCTGTTCCTTCATTCGGTCTGCATAATCATCTTTCGGAAAACATAAACGTAAACCCCAAGCCTCTAAGGAATGTCTACCAAAATATTTTACAGGTATCCAATCACATGTTTTACTCTTAGCCCAGTCAAGATTATTTAAATTAGAAAAGATAACTCGAGACATAACTATTGTATCCAGAACCTTCCCGGTAAATTTAAATCCATATAATTTTTTAAGAGCTGGTAAGTCAAACATAATAATATTATGTCCACAAATGGTATCAGCTTTACTTAAATGTTTAAGCCCTTCTTTCATTTCATAATTTGTATAACGATAATAATTTCCTGTATCACTATCTATTATACAAAGAGAGTGAATCTTTGTTATCGTATCTAATAAACCATCAGTTTCTAAATCAAAAATCAACATGCTTATTTTCCTCTTGTTCATCAAATGGACATGGTTGTTTAGTAGAATTAATTCTACCTGTATTAGAATCATATCCTAAGTAAACACACTCCCCGGTACTACGTCCTGTGTATCTATCTTTAAGAATACGTAGTGTTGTTGTATGTCTTAAAGCTTCTTCTTCTGCCTGTTGGTTACGCTCTAGTCCGAAACAAAAATTACACCACTGACCAATTGCTCTTGAACCCCTGAAGTGTCTAAGCATTACTCGACCACCCTCTTCATGTGGTTTTCCTTCTGGCGTTGCAAGGTGTGTAATAATAAATAATGTAAACCCAAGCTCTCTAACTAATGTTGCGAGGTCTGTCATTATTCTATCAAGCTCTCGTCTTTCATCACCCTCATGTCCGGTAACGAGTGCGGTAATATGGTCTAAGAAAATATATTTACAATCACAATTAACTACCATGTATCTAATCTTAGACTTGATACTATTGTAATCCATATAACCAAAGTGGTCATGAAAAAAGAAATTACCTTTAGCTAATGTCTCATTGAAAGAATTATCTTTTTGCTCTTGAGTATATACAGCATCAGGAATGTGGAAAGGAATGTTTCCATGCTTACTCATTATTGATAGTGCTGTATCAGTTACATTTTCTTCTAAAAATATTAGACCAACATTTTTGTTATGCTCTAAACCAATATGTGTTGCTATCTCTTTATAAAATTCAGACTTACCCATGCCAGTGCCAGCACCTAAACAAATTATTTCACCCTGTCTAATACCATAGGTTAATTTAGTTAGGTCTTCATAAGGATAAGACAAGCCCCACTCAAGAGGCTTATCAATTGACTCCTTTAATTCACTGCCACATATAATTCCGTCAGGTCTATAAGGTCTTGCACCCCATATAGAATCAATTATCTTGGCAACTTCACCGTGTTTTAATAACTCATTAGCATCTTTAGCTCCATCAAGTTTTGCTATCTTACATTTACCCGGGGAAAATAATGAAGCACACTCCTCGGCTGCAACAAGACCAGCACTATCATTATCAAACATAAGAATAACTGACTCAAAATTCTCAAGCCATTCTAGTTGTTTAGATAATTGCTTACGTGCTGAAGCTGCTCCGTGAGATAAACTAACGACAGGGTATTTATTCCCATTACATTGGCTAACAGAAAGAGCATCAAGTTCTCCCTCTGTTACTACTATCATTTTACCACTACTTCTCCAAACATTTTGTCCGAACAAAGTAATGTCAGATGTATCCCCTATCCAAACAAATTTTTTATCTGGATATCTTAATTTTTGTGCAACTACTTTCCCTTTACTGTTCGCGTAGTTTGCGACTTGAACGGTAATTTTCTTTTTATCTTTTGCCACAAGATATGAAAACTTAGTAGTTGTATCTTGCGTAATTCCTCTCGACTTAAGCGAAACTGATTCGCCATTGAGTAATACATATCGTCCATCCACAGCACTATCTCGAACAGGTATGCTGCTAGGATTGTCGGAAACATTACTATAATGACTATTGCAACTGAAACAATACCCATGACCATCTGTATAAATCGCAAGAGCATCGCTACTACCACACTCAGCATTAGGACAAGCACCGTGTTTAATAAATTCACTATCATCTTCTTTCACCTTTATTTTTTCTCCCTACATGCCATAGTTGTTTTCTAGTTATTATTCCAGAACTGGAATTAACAACTCCCCCAGCTTTTTCATAAGCTAATCTCATTGCAGACTTTTGTATTAACACAGGTCTTTTCTCCTTAAGCTTACTGTTAGAGTTCACAAGCACCCCCGGTGCAAGCTAGAGTTTGGGAACTGGATGTATTATCATCACTCTCTTCAAGCTCCTCCCACACAACGACTGGTGTTGCCTTTAAAAGTTTTGTGTATTCAGATTTTTTGCACTCCTGATATGGTGCTTGCTTATATACTCCTCCGTCAAAGGGGAGAAAAGAAACACCACTCATCACATTAAAATGTTTATAGACCCAAGCTCCAACTTCTAACCATTCATCTTCTTTCACATAAACAGTTATGCTTGGCTTATGTTCACACCAATGCTTCTGATAAACTAACCAGTGTTCCAACTGTTCAATAGCATTCCTATCTTCACGCATGACTGACTTCTTAGGGGCTTGAACAGGAAAATAAAATACAGTTGTACTATCTTCCTTACCGAATGCTGGTTCATATTTAAAACCTTTATCAATCATAAATAATGTCAGTGGGTCTTTATTATCTTGACGAACTGAACGTATATAATATTCAGAGTGCCGTGGATGAATACCAGATGCGGTATTCGTTAACTGACTAACAGTTCCACTAGGTTTAACACAAGTAATTGCGGTAGAAGGATTAACACCAAACAATTTAGCATACTTAATGTTGGTTTTAATACACTCATCACGTAGATGTTCTAAGGTCTTAGGTAAATCAAAGTTTTTAACATCGTGCCAAGATTTTATTCTCCCGGATAGCACATCGTTATCCATAATACCTGTAAGTGATACACCTAACAAAGCCTCATCTTCACAATTGTGTTTCCACGCTGGTCTAACATAGCGGAAGTTTGTTAACGATGATTGCATAGTACCAATTATTGTAGCCACCCTAACTTTTTTAGTTAAAGTTTCAACTGTATCCTCTGGTCTAACAATTACTTCTGAAAGATTACATAGTTGACAGTCCAATAAATTAATTTCACTACAAGGGTTAGTTCCGATATCATCTGTATCTCTTATCCTCTCCCTTCTTTCTGGAGAAAAGTCTTTAACCGCTTGTCTATTATAAATACCACGTTCACCAGAGAAACTAAGGTATAAACTTTCCCACTCTTTCATGAACGCTGCCATGTCAGGCTTCTCAGTGTATGCAACAGAGTTATTAGCTAACGCCCTATGCCCATGTTGTTCCCACCACTGACCGGACTTTGCGATACGCATCCTATCGTCAGATAAATTTGATAAAGAAATTAAAGCTGACCGCCTTACTCCTCCAACAACAACGATATCTCCAATCTTACAAACAAGGTCATGACACTCAATTGAATTTAGCTTCCGTCCGGCTGACTCCCTAAATGTTTTGATTGTGAACTCGAATAAATCCTCAAGTGGTCTCGCACCTGATGCCCTACCACCAAAAGTCTTGAGCCTAACTCCTCCAGAACGAACTCTGGAAACGTCCCAAGTAGGGATACGTCCCGAGAAGAGAAGGCTAACAAGTTCACGGTATGCTGATGCCCACCCCAACTTACTGTCAGCGACATTGATAACGGTATTTGATTCATGAAACTCCTCCGCTACTGCTGGTAGCTTATTAATATACTGTCTTTCTACTGAAAATCCTACGCCTGTACCACACATAAGCACATACATTACTTCATCAAATGCTCGTGGATGTGATATAGATAAGTAAGAACAGTTGTAACCAGCCATGTGGTCTCTCTCTAATGCTTTCCCGGCTGTCATAAGTGAACGCATACTAGGCATCACTTCCAAATTAAGTATTGCTGTCCTAACTTCTTTAAGAGAAACCTCTGAAAATTTTTCTTGAAAAAATTGGATGTACCTATCTACTGTTTCTTCCCAATTTTCTCTACGATTTTTCTCAGGTATATAACGAGCATATCTACTAAGATGTATAAACTGTTGGAACTGCGATGGTAACTTCATTGATTATTAAACTCCTTATCGTACCAAGGTTTGACATCAAAAGAGGGGCAAGCTTTTTTAACGTCAGGTAAATCCCTGTGTCCCAACACCTCTGCTTCTGGAAAACTTTCCTTTAAAGCTTCAACAACTTTTTTAAGAGACTCGAATTGTTCATCAGTAAAATTGTTTTTAGGTTTATTAAACTTATCTACTCCACCAACTAAACAAACTCCTATACTGCTACGATTAAATCCCCTTGCATGAGCACCGGGAGTAGTTATATCCCTACCATACTCAACCCCACCATTTCGTCTGATAACAAAATGATAACCAACATCTAAGAA